GGATGCACTGCTAATATCCCCAAACGACCCAAGCCTTTAATAGCTGGATCCCACTGGTGTCCAAGTAGGGTGACAAACCCAAACGAGGATTCCTTGAACCGAAGGCTAAAATCCTTCGGAACGGAGGCTCTTCTTAGAGGGAGCCCCGATCAGATAACGGATGACAGACTACAAAGCTAGCCTACCCCATAAGGTAGAAATAGCGATGTAGCACCTGAATGTCCGATACGTCTGACCTTCGTGCGCGATGAGTATCGCTCGGCGAACGGGCAGGAAGATTTTGCCCCTCGCATTGCGCCCGCCATCAAAGCTACATGATAGCCTACATGACCCTTCACCCGATTATCGGGCATAGGAGTCTTCACAAGCTCAAGCCATGACCAGTGACATCCTTTCGGATGGTACCGAGCAAAGCGAGAGCTCATGAAGACGTCCCAAGGAACCCAGAAAGCATTATCCACGTTACCCTTGTAAGGGCGACAGAAGAGAAGCTTCGAGGGGATGAGAGAGAGCAATAATGTTCTCGCCTCATCAAAGATAGCATTCCAGCTATCTTTCGACTTGGAACCGTTGTAGAACTTAGCTACGTTCTCGAACGAATCGAACGCGTAGTCAAGTATGATGGGCCTCACGTCCTCGCCGGAAAACCAATCTGCGCCGCACGACTCTCGGAACGGACCCGAATTAAAGGTCTTCTTCCTATTCACGGAGAAACCGCATACCCTCAAAAGGGGTATGAGGCGCTCATATACATGCGGTTCCACGATGATGTCGTCGCCATAGACCAGAAACTTAGTCAATGGCTGACCTTCACCGTGAGCTGCATGGCAGAGCGCCGCGAATATCAGAGTCTCGAGCGGAAAGCAGAAACCGTTCCCCATAGACACGAACTTGTGGTAAGGAAAAACCTTACCTTTCAGCTCGTAGCTATGCGCCCGAGATTGGTTTAGTAAATAAAACCATTCGGGAGGCAGGAGATAGCGGCAAAGTTCTATACTAATGCTATCACTAGCAGAAGAAAGATCAATTGTCGCTACACCACCAGACGTCCAGTCTCGAGAGCCCAAACGGGCACCCTCTTGATTTTTCGTCTGATCCGACAAATCGATACCGACGCGTTTCAAGCGTTTCCGCATGATTACGTCGATACCTTTTTGAAGGTACCCATTTAGGAGCGGTTCGACAGCTATGCTACGATGTAGCTTAGCGTCCTTGGGCACGAACGATATTTTATTGTGCTCAACTAGTTTTGCCCTCTTCCCATATGAGCTATTAAACTCATCAGGGTCGAAACAAAAGAAGGACGATCTGTGAGGTTGCGTATTAAGCAACTCCCAGAGATGTATATCCAACTTAAGAGCAGAACGAACCAGTTGATAAGCGCCAGCGGTCACGGTCCAATCCAAGCTAGTTAACTTCCTAGCCAGATTGGTTGCATTCCCGTGCACGCCTAGACTTGCGCCGGCTCCAAATGCACACTCTTCCCATACTTCGTCATAGGAGAAATCCCCCAAGACATAGGAAATGTAGTCACGTGCTCGTGAGAGCAGTAACTCATTCGGACTCCGTACCTTACGGTAACAGATGAAACGCTGATTGACACGGCGACACTTTTGTTCGCTAGCAATAAAGCGCTTAATAGCCTCTCCTTCGGGATCAGTCTTAACTGTGTCCTTGGGGAAGGGGTATTTCCGTATAAGAGCAGCAAACTGATGGTACATACGATGCTCGTACGGTGACCTATACACTGTGGTCACTAAGCCATCAGCCCAATCAAGAAGTAAATTCCAGTCCTGACGTTGTAACGCGTCAAGTCCAGTCTGAACCTCGAGACCGGGATGGGACCTTAACACAACCTCCAAGAATTTCTGGTATGTTACCCAGGAAGACTTGGTAAGGTTATTGTTGAGGTTTCTCAACTCCAACAACTGCTTGGATTGCATCACGTAATCCTTTCAAGTTGTTCCCTGAAGCATCAAGCGACCGGGAAAGAACGATAACCCCTCCTAGAGAAATAACTAGGAGGACAAGACAAAACGCAAAGAAGTCACGCATAAAAGCCTTAATTAAAAGGTAATTTGCTGACCCTTCACGTGAGTCTTAAAGGACGCACTCGCAAGGAATGCGCCCATATCGTTCAGCATGGAGTCAATGTCGGCCGACGCGGCCCCAACCGGAATGGTAACCTGGATATCCAGGATACCGTCCCACGTTGTCGTGAGCGCCCCCGTAAGGGTAAGCGTCCGGGTGAGTTTGGCACTTGTTCGACCTACTCCGCTGAACGTCGATGTCGGTTTCGGTACCACTCGTGAAAGACGAACATCATCCTTCACTGAGACGGTATGTACGGAACCGATATAGCCGACAGCGGCACTTTGGAATGAATCCGCAGTGTAGGTCTTGGCATTGATTGTCAAAGACATAAGGATAGCCCTTATTAAGAGGGAACAACGAAATCAACGAAGACCCCTAAGAGTCTGCGAAAACTGCTGAGCAACTAAGCTCAGAGCATCGCTGGCACGGGTAAAGTGGTCTAGACGAAAATCGTCATTGATCACCAAACCTATGCCCTCGTTGAGAGTGAGTCCGCGACGGTCTATCGCCTTATTGTACAAAAGTACAGAATCAGCGACACTACCGCTACGGGTATACACCGCGGGTTGGAGGTCCTCAGCCGACAATAAGAAACACTGATTAGTTAGTGTCCTGATGACGACTTGACCACCACCTTTGGGTGTTACGAAGACCCTGGGAATATTAGCATAGATAAGATCACCTATGTTAACAAACCAGTCCGCTACAAAAGAGAAGCGGGTTAACTCCCACGCGACGCCGACGACGTTATGGAACGTGAGTCCCAAGTCGTTGAAGGCGGAAGGCGCATACTCATCCGTCCAAAAGTATCGAAGCTGAAGAAGCTCGGTATTCAGGCGCGCATAAGTATTTCTCTGGTTAGCGTCTGCAAAGACAACAGTAGTGAGTTTGTTGGCCGTCACACTACGGTTCTTCCGAACCGTATGGAAAACGGCCTTCTTGTCACTATAGTCAGCTTTCCAGGCCTTCACTCCCGCTTGGATATCGGAAATGAGAGGTTTAATCCCATAACGAAATCTAAGCCACTCGGAAGCCCATAAGAGAATCAATTCACGAATCTCTACTGACTTCTTACCACTACCCTTTGGGAGAGGAGAGTTACGCCTCTTACCCGGGAACTTCTTGCGAAGCTCCATGAGTCTCTTGTACGACCGCGAGGAACGAAAATTTCTCGAGAAAGTACTAAGATTCTCCAAAGGATTTATCAGCATGCGGAAAGACTTATCGATCTCGGCCAACGATTCAACATAGTTGGCCGTACCTTTTTGTCGATCTGCAAACAGACTAGTAGCGAGTTCCTTCTTAACACGCGCCACACGGTCGCCCTCTAGACAGCCATAATAATAATAGCCACCTAGATAAGCAGGTATGAGGCGCGGCACAAGCCTACCCTGATACTCGTACTGATTCTTAACAGATGGAGTACAGGTTAAGCTTGTGTGAAAAGTCTCGGTCAAGTCCGACGTGCCTTGGGAAGTAACCCTCCTAAGGTTCGTGGATAGATAATTGACAGGAAGCCAAGTACCTTTTTGTCTCTTCCGAAAATAACCAGGAGTAACTGTATCGCTAATCGTACGTTTCTCTCCGAATTCTGCGGGAGTCGTATCGTAGGCACTCCAGGCATCCCACGCCGGTGAAGGCGTGCAGGTGCCAGGAAAGTGCCGGAAACGATAACCTTGCAGAGTTCCGGTGAGAGAGCCAGACGAGCGATACCTAGTATACTCCATGTTTATCCTTTTCAAAGTTTTGAAGGGGGAAACACCAGACAGTGCAGTTAATCACTGTCAGGCGGAGCGTCACGCTCCAGAACATCCCGGCTTTTTGACCAATCAGGAAAATGCGCCACGTTCGAAAAGTAGAACCGACCCTCATCGGGGCGAAGTCCAAGAATACGGGAGAAGATAAAGCAATCTCCCTCCTTGAGCTCGCTTCCGACGAGATGGCTATACTTCTCAGTACGCTCCATCGAGGTAATAGCGACATCAGTAATAACGTCGCCAACAACAACGATGACAGCGTCCATAGGCACCTCCTGAAAGGAATAGGACCGGG